CTTCATTATATGATTGTGTGTCGTTTTACCGCGACACCCGGCAATCATACATATTCACTGCAGATCTTGTTCTGCTCTTATATTTACACATTTTAGACGTGTTGAATAGGGGTAGAACCCCTAATCGCATTTTCTGATAATGTATTAAGAGACCTGTAAAATTGATTTATTTTTATTTTACAGATTATGAGATCGTATGTTAATATGATATTTAGTCACCACTCCGGAAAATAATTCCGTAAAGTGATGATCGTACAAATGAAACAGTTGTGGCTACTGTTTTGTATATTTGTACCGTCACCCCAGAGAGTCAACTCTGTCGTAAATCAATCCTTTCTGTAGAAGATTTTAGCAGCCCGTAAGGATGAGCTGTATTTGAATCTGTCTGCATAGATTATTGAATTTCATGAAGAGAAATTTAATGACTGATAATTAACATTTGTAAGGTTTTATGAATCTTTGGAATCCCACTTATATATACTGATTTCGCTTTAACCAATCTCCACCCGCAGTAGGGTAGAAGAGAGATTGTAGATCTAACAGATATTTAAGAAGAATTGGTCCATTGGTCTTAATTTGACTAACGTACTTGTACTTACTATAAATGAACAATATAAACTTATATAAACACGTTTACCTCATGACAACCTGAGTGAGGAGGTTTGGTCACCTAAATTTACCGTGTCCCTATATATTTTTTGAGGTTTTCAATAGTCATTTTATTGATTGGATTGAGACGATATCGTCTTAGTTTATTTAGCCCGTCGTGGTTAGTCCCTAACTCCACTAAAATTATGAATTCTTTTATATTCGAGGAATCAAATTTAAACGACCAGGAGTTCTCCACCAGCAATGGTGTTGAGTTTAATTATCATTACACAATTGAAGAATCTGGCTGTGAAAATCAGCAGCATTATATAATGCACGATTATGAGCTTCCTTTAATTGTAATGGCCATGTTAGGCTTTATTCTTTTGTCGGCGTATTTGGCCTATTCACGTAGGTTCATTGTGCCCGCATTTAAGAGTAGAAGTCTTCATTTTTTGTTATTTTTGACTTACCCTGCTTGGTTTTACCATTGGGGATCTTGTTACAAATTTTTCCTTTCCGTAAATAGTTTCCATTTATTATTAACATTTATGGAATATATCTTTGATAGTCAAAGTGGTTATGGAAAGAGTAAATATGAAACACGCAAGAAAAATGAGAAAAACGCGAGAGATCGCAAAAATCGTGCAGCACGAGATAAGAAAAACCGTGAAACAGAAACGAAAGAGAAAAGGAAAATTCGGCTTATTAATAGTCGTCCTTTAGTTTCACAATTTGGCATCAAAGACGTAATTGATGTCACTTTAGATGCACCAGATTGGTTTATTTCAAAATTTGGTGATCAGTGGTTAGCATTTCGTGAATTAGCTGCGGAATTTCACATTTCTTTACCTGAACTTGATTTGCCTAATTTTGGCAAATATTGGACATTGTTTAAGGAAAGTGAAGTATTTTCGGAGTTTAGCTATGTGCTTCGTATGATGATTTCATTAGGTTTTATGAAGAAGATTGATTTTTCCTTTAAGGGAAATTCACTTTTTGTTTCTGAACCGTTGCGTGAGAAAGTTACTCTTGTGCAATTTTTTGAAAAAGTCGTGAGTCTTGGCAATTTGGTTTGGGCTAAGTTAGTACTTGCTTATGAGTCCGGAGACATTGATTTGTTCTTCCAATCAGAAGCTAAGAACACTTATGACAACAAATATACTGAGATTTTAGGTCAGAAGCCTCGTATTGACCTTGGTAGAAAGGCCGATATGGACGATGAGACTTTTGACCGTCGTGTTTTTGAGTGTATTCAAACTACGCTAACACTTTTAAACACTTGCAAGCCTAGTGAAAGAGGTTATTATTCTAACAGGCTTGCCGTATTGCGAGGTATTGAAACATCTCGTACGTTAGCTCAGAAGGATGGAATTCGTATTAAGCCTTATGGTATTCTTTTATTTGGAGGATCAGGTGTTGGTAAGTCTGGCATAGCCGGTATGCTTGCCCGTTATATCCTTAAGGTCAATGGTTTTGATGCTGATCCAAGTACTGTAGTATCATTGAACATGGAGGATAAATTCCATTCTGAGTATGATACCCGTCACAAAGCTGTTATTTTTGATGACATTTTGAATACTGCATTGGATAGAACACCTCATTCACCAACTATTCCTATTATTATGTTTTTAAATAATACAGCTATGTCAGCTTTGAATGCCAATGCTGAAAAGAAGGGTAATGTCATGATTGAGCCGTATGCAGTTGTTGCCACAACCAACGTAAAGGATTTGATGGCTAACCGTTTGTCTAATGAGCCTAATTCAATTCTTCGCCGTTTCGAAGATATTATTACGCAAAGAGTCATGCCTCAATACTGCAAAACAGGAACTGAGATGTTGGATCCTTCAAAGATCCGTCATTTGGCTGATCAGCAATATCCTGATTGCTTTCTTTTCACTGTTGAAGAGTCTCGTTATGCAGACAATAAGGCTGGTGATAAATTCAAGTCAGGTAGAACTCGTACCATTAAGTTCGTGCCTAAATACTTTGAGGGCCAACCATTGGTTGATGTTGGCATTGCCACATTATTGCGTTATTTGAAAGAAAGTTCAGCACGACACTTTGCCCATCAAAGAAAATTCGTTGAATCGCAACGTAGCATGGTTGATATTCCACTTTGTGATTGTGGATTACCTGTAGCATTGTGCGATTCTTGCGTTTTGGAAGAATCTGACTCTGAGGAAGAGTCAGATGTTTTGGACTCACAATTAGGTGTTCCGTGCGTGGCGGAAGTTACCGAATATTTATCTGCTTTAGAAGTAGGCTTCTTCGCGTGGTTGAATGCCTTTTTGCAAACTGTTTTAGCCTCACGTATAGGCTCGACACTTATTGCATTTCTTATGAGAGATAAATTGAGACAAATTGTGGAAAATAGCATTGGTTATTATTTAATTTGTATATTGATAACATTGGCTTATGATTCTGTTGTACATGTCAGAGGATCTTGGATGGTTCTTCTTTTCACATTGTTGTATGCGTTTTATATTATTGCTAGATTTTATATGGTTCGGCGTTCTGTGATTAAGAAATTTACTCAGATTCCTTTACCATCAGCTTATATTCGTGATATGAGCTGGTCAGCAAAAATGAAAGTTGTTTATTTCTTGGCTTCATTAGGTTTGTGGAAGATTTTGGTTGCTTTAGCTAGGAAGTGGAAGACACTTCCTGTAGCTCAAGCAGCTCCACCAATTACTTTGCAACCAGATGAAAATCCGCGTGCACAAGAAAAAGAATTTTGGGATACATATTCTCGTGAAAGAAGGTATCAGATTGGAGATGCTGGAATGAGCCAGCATTCTCGAACCATTTCTGTTGACAATTTTACCAGTATGATTGGGAAAAAACTTATGTTACTTACAAAAGAAGGCGGTGAATATTGTAATGCGGTGCCTCTTATGAGTAATGTTTTGTTGATTCCGTATCACATGGTTACAAGTAAAACGGAATTCGTTACCTTGAATAAGGTTGGTGGTCATACTTTTGAGAATATGCCGTTGGATAGCAACATTGTCGTACGTATTCCTGGGACTGATTTATGTGTTTGGTGGTGTCCTGGTGCTGGTTTGCACAAGGATATTACTGAATATTATCCCAAGGAAATTCTTGAAGATAAGAAACTTGATGTTTTCACTATTTTTAATGATAATGGACAAATTGTGACATATTCTTCTATGACAGCTATTCGTTCAAGAGTTCTTACTACAGCTGGTGGTTCATTTTCTGGGTATAAGTATAGTTTCCCTATATCAACTTTTGGTGGATTGTGTATGGCTATGTTGATAGGACATATCAACAATAATCCATTTATTGCAGGACATCATTTAGCAGGTAGGGGTTACAATGGTGCCGGTGGTTTTGTCACCCGTGAGCAGTTGCAAACTGCTATTGCTCAGTTAGGTGAGTTACCTGGAACTTTGATTTCCCATTCTGCAGCGCCTATTAACACAAGCAGCATGGGGATTCAATTTGGACCAATTGGCCCAGTGCATCCCAAGTGCCTTACCAATGCTTTGCCAGAAAATGCCAAAATCGATATTATTGGTTCACCTAGTATTGTATCTCGTTCTAGCCCTAAGAGTTCCGTAGTCACTTCGCTCATTTCTTCAAATGTAGAGAAAATTATGGGAATTGAGAAAATCCATGGGCCTCCTAAGGATATGGGCGCCGACAGGCATAAGGAACGCGATTTAGCAGGTAAGTCTAGTACTGCTACTAGATTTGATTCTGGTATGTTGCAATTGGCTGTGTTAGATTACAAAGCTGACTTGGAAAAGATTCCTGATTCGGAAATAGCTAAATTAGGTAAGCTTGATCTTGACACCAATTTATCTGGTTTGAATGGAGTTACAGGAATCAATGCCATGAATTTCCTTACATCTGTTGGTTATCCTGGATCGGGACCCAAAACACAATTTGTGCAGAAATCAGATCGTTTTGTTGATAACATTGATTGTGTTAGGGATCTTGATCCGCACATTATTGAGGAAATGAATGCTTTAGAAGAGATTTTGCGTAGAGGAGAATGTATTACTTCTATTTTTAAAGCATCCATCAAAGATGAACCAACTAAGATAGATAAAGATAAAGCTCGTATATTTGCTGGAGCAAATTTGCACCTTACTTTATTAATGCGTAAGTATTTTCTTACTCATTGTGCCTTTTTCCAGCGCAACAGATTTCCCACAGAATGTTCTGTAGGAATTTCTGTCCAATCTCCTGAGTGGACTGCTTTGTTTAAAGAAGTTACTAAGTTTGGAGAGGATCGTATGATTGGTGGTGATTACAAGAGTTTTGATGCTCGTATGAGTCCTCAGGTTATGTTTGCTGCTTTTTCCTTGCTAATTGATTTGGCTGAGAAGAGCGGCAATTATGACAAGGATGATTTGACCGTTATGAGAGGATTAGCCACTTTGGTGACTTATCCAACTTATGAA